ATCAGCGGAGGAAATAGGTTTTTGAATTTTTAACTTACTAACATTCTGCAGTGCAGAAGTCGGAATATCAAGTTCTAGTTGGTTTGAGCCTATTTTTTTAACCACTCGACCGCCAGAATGTTTTGACAACTTTTTGTTATCAACAACATCTATAACATCTCCAACTCTTAAATATGCTGCTTGTATTCCAGTTTTAAACTGTACTATTTCTTTTTCAAGTTGACGCGTTAATATTTTTAGCCAGGCCAACCTATGGGCTTCACCTTTTCTTGTTACACCCATTCCTACTAGTCTAACATGCAAGTATCCATGTTTTTTAATTCCTTCTACATCTTCTACATATTCAGATTTAGAAAAATAATTATCTCTTTCATCAACATAGTCAACAGTACATGCAGTGACTCTTTGTGTTTCAGGGGTCGAAGAATAAGAGAACCCTTCTTCACTTACATTAGCATTGTTGAATAAAACTAAAGGATCTTTATCTGGGGTGTCTGCGGTAAAATAAAATTTTCCAGCAGTGAAATTCAAACTAGCATTATACATTTGCAGTAATTCTTTAACGTATTCATAAGAATTTCTTTGTGAATCGATATACAAATTACACATGTGCCTTCTTTCTGTGGTAGCTTTACCTTCTATATAAACATCAACCTCTTCATCGCAATATTTAGCAAAATCATAAAAAGACCATTTATCTAAATGTTCTTCAGTTATTCCATATTTACCGGCACCATATCTTTGATTTGTCAAAAGATCCCAAATAATCCATGCAGGATTAGATGTATAAAGCAATTTGCTTTGAAAAGTTCCTGTCCAGGCTCCATTATATCTTTCAGATTGACTTTGTGCTTCTGGTAAATAATTATTTGGAACTCGAAGTAATCTGCCTTTGATTACATATTCACGTCTGGGTATATCTGGCATATCTTTAGAGTTAATTCTAGTGCCAACGATAGCGGTATTAGGGTAAGAGAAAAACCCACAAATGTATTCAGTAACCGAAAGTAGTTCTGCATCTATTTTATACCTAGCTTCTACAAGACCTCCTGTAACTGGGTCTAATTCTCTAGTCAGTCTATATATCTTAAATATCCTATTTTTTTTAGTATCAGCATTTCCGCTTGAGTCTAATGCGGCAGGTAGGTTATTGATATACACATCTTTAACAAATGGAGATGTAGCGCATCCAGCTATTTCAACATGTTCTTGAGAAAATTGAGTATCACCTTCTGCTCCATACTCTATACCAAATCTAATTTTTGCTGGCCAAATTTCACCACTATTTTTTATCAAGCTGCCAACCTTAAAACATAAGAATGGAGCAAGTTTACATCCCAATTTATCTGCCACCATAAAAACTAAAACAGCAGCTATAATTCCTCCAGCTAGAGCTAAAGCTAATATCAATGCACTCATTATCATTTCTGGAATAGTACTAGGTTTTCCTGGAGTAGTTATGCCAACAACCTGAACCCCAATACAAATACAGCCACAACCAAAACCAAAGCCAATTACTGGATCAGGAGATAATGATCTAGCTAACAAACTAATTAACCATTTAACTAAAAAGAATGCCAAAATAGCTCCCAATATAGGAACCAAATTGATGTAAACTATCTCTTCATCACCTTCATAAATATAGTGTAATTGATTAATTTTAATAGCAAAAGAAATATCAGTTACTTCAGGGTTTTTAATAGTATAAGAATAGTAATAATCTTTTTGGTTTTCATTTCTTGGCCCAAATAGTGGGTAATTAATAAAAGTTGTATGAGCTGGAACCAAGAATTCATCATCAATCAATCTTTTGTTTGCACCAGGCGCAACATTGCCAACATTATGCTTAAAAGACCCAGAGGGTCGACCATTTTTAAAATTTCCAACCCTGATATCAAAATGAAATCGAGAAAAATTAAATCTATCATTTTTATCTCTAATAGGTACATCATTTAAATATATAGCTCTAAATACAGCTTTACTGTCATTTTCTACATCGTTTGTCACTGTTGAGCCTGTACTCGTACTTACTGGTGGAGAAGAAAATTTTACTAAAACATCAGTATCCAAAGAAGAGTAGCCTTGTATTGCTTTATTGGTTTCTATTTTAACACTGGTTAGCGAACCATCTTTAAATGTAACTAAAAAAGAAGGACGACCACTATCTCCACCTATATCGAAAGGGTTTTCAATTACTTGACTATCATTAAAGCCAAATCCAATTTGTTTAACATAAAAATTATTTAATTGCCCCTGGCTATTAACGTGGCGACCTTTGTATGCTAAAATTAAATCTCTTTTCGGGAGACGAAATTTTGGAAAATACCCTACCATATTGAAAACGGCCAAAGCGCTAATCCATGCATTTGAGGCCGTTAAAAATCGATCTAATGCTTGTAAGCCGGGATTCGAAACAGCAATATTTCCATATCCTTGCGCTGTGTAAAAGGTTGTTTGACTAAAAGAGGAAACAGCAATCGCATATTTACCTTCAAGTGTATTAGCTCCCCTGCCTCCGTTGATAACATAAGCACTTGTAGCATGGCCAGATTCATTTATTCCAATCTCTACAGCCGCAACACTTAAGGCAAAAACCCAAGCAGATAAAGCAGTAGGGTGAAGACCCGTACCCTTTTTAAATACATTATTAAAACCTTGAAAGGCAGTATAGGTATTGCCTAGCCCAAATTGGTTGTTGCACATGCTTTGATTCATTACCCAGAGCTGGAATGTTGAGTTCGGTAGATATCCTGCATTGGTTGTTATTTGATCTCCTACTATTTGTGCATTCGAGGTTGTTTTTTGTTCGTTGTAAAGGTTCTTACTTATTGACAAACCAATTGTGCCCTGTCCATTTCCACCAAAATATTTTGACCCAGCATCAACAATTTTTATATCATTCAGTGGTCTTCCTGTGCATACATGTCCGGGGCTACGATAGCCAGGAAAAGCGGAATTACTTAGGGTCCATTCTTGAGCAGGTTGACCTGGGTAAATTTTTGTTCCATTCGGAAAAGGGCTTAGCCTTCTAAGTGATGAAGCTCTTCCTTTTGATATATCTAAATACTCTATAGATACTTGCGCTTTGGCATATCGACCAGGCGAAGGTAGTGTTGTTGGGTCGTTAATTTCTGTAAAATCTTCATCAAGATATATAAATTTTTTACCATTTTTCCACGGAGTAGTGTCTGGTATTAAGCCGGATGCTCTAGATGAAATATTTGATGTTCTGGCTTTAATTTCATCGGCCCATGATGTATTTAATCCATGAAGCTCTTTCCTTAAAGCGCTATTACTTACAAAATCTGAACTAACTGTACCATCTTGATTTATATTGAATTTTAATGCTTGATAATCGTTTGCCTTATCGCACCAAAGCAAAAATCCTATATCTTGCCAAAGATATGCATCATCCGGGCTATTATTTGTGAGTCCAGCAGTTTGTCTAGCTGTAATGCTTTTGTGAAAAAATGGGCGATGCACAACTTTTCCTCCATGCTGTAAATCTTGAGGGCATATTTCTGTAAACTCTTCTATATTAGTGTCCCAAACTGGCTGGTTTGGTGAATTGTAGAGGTACGCCTCTTGTACAAGTCCGAAGCTATTTGTAATAGCTAAAGCATCTATTTTTGTAGGCATCAAACTTATTTGGTTGGTTCCGCCAAAAGTTTGAGATTTCCTAACAACATAAACTGTTATTCTTGGGTATACAACAGGGCAATATGGTCCAATGTCAGACATAACTTGTATTGGCCCTTCCGTAGAGCTTCTTTGATAAGGTGTATTACCGTTGTAAGTGGATAAAAGTTTATCAAGGTTATTATTGCCGCCTTCAAGCATATGCAAATTAAAATAATCAGAGCCAGAATTAACCTTTTCAGATTGCTTCCTTGTTGAACCAGTTCCAGGAACATATCTTAAATATTTCTGTGTAGTGCTCATTCCGTTTATATTGGTAGTCAATGTGGTAGGATTGTGGTGACCTCCAACAGCATTTATAAATGCACTGTACATGTCTTGTGAAAAATTACTATTAGAAAAACATAGTAATGTGCCCATATTTATAGAGCTTCCATTTCGAAAATCATTAATGCGGTTAACGTTTGTTACTTGCCCCACATTGTCTGCTTCTGGCACATTAATTGATGTTAATGCGGTTAACGATATTGTTACCGCACTCTGACTTCTAATTCTGCTAAATGAATGGGTATGTGTTACGGTTTGATTGTGTTTTATGGTTTGCCATTGATTACCGCTATTTGCATCGTTTCTTTGAAACACGGCCTTAAATGTTCTCAACCCTAAATAATCTATATTTTGAACATTCAACCACACGGTACCTGTGGCCGTTTGATTGCTCCAGCTCGTTGAGATAGTACCCCTAGTTCCACCTTGATAGGTATAACTATAAGTTCCGACTTGAACTCTAAAACTATTACCTCTTTTTTCAAAGATTTTATTGTCATTAGAATCGATCTGAATGCGGCACATTTTATCCCAACTGTCTGATGAGTTGGGAACGTTAGCGCTCGACGTATCGTAAAGAGTGTCAATTAAAGTTTGAGAAATTTGAGCTGTATTTGTTCCAAGAACAACCCCCGCATCTAAAAAGTTAGCTCTAATTGAATCAGCGAATGCTCCATTTGTTTGTGAATTATAAGTTAATTCAAAGAGACCATCATAAGGAGATATAGAGATTTCTGTATCTGTGGGCTGCAAGCCTCCTCCGGTATTGAAACCAATACCAAGAGTATCATCATCACTATTCAATGTATTTAAATTATAAACTGTAGTACTTGTACCGTCAATAGATTCTGATCTTGTATATTTGGAGGCTAGCGGGTAATCTGTAGTACTGGAATTAGTATTAATTAAAATTGCTCCCCCCCTATTTTCAGGAGGGGTCGATTCATTTGACTCTCCTTTAATTTCTTTCCTGAGCAAGAACAAACTATTTGAAGACACTTTAAATTCTTCCGTTGTAGCGATGTTATTAAGGGTCTTGACTGACCTGTCTCCCCCAAAGGAAGTGTCCCCGATATTAGGGGAAGAACTGTTCGTTGGTTTTGATGAATATATCCTTAAATTTCTAGTCAAGGTATCGTTTCCGGGAACGCTAAACGTTCCATTTGAAATATTAGTGTAAGCTCCGTCTCCGTCGTTTTTTATAATTAATGTTGTACTGTTGCTCTCAACGCCTTTAAAATGCAATGTGCTAGTGTCATATTTAATTTTTTCTATTTGAATAGCGCTGCCCCCGCCAGCCTCTATAGATATATCTCCAGCATCTACCGGGTAACTAGTTAAACCTATATCTCTACCAAATCCTTTTATCGGGTTAGCAAATCCAGCTATTGGCCCTTCAGATAAAATGTCTAAAGATTTATAAATTGCTATTGACTCTAGTTTATGATAATCTCCGCGATCTCCAACTCTTAAATAAGAATTACTACTAGTCCCGTCAAAGCTTAGTTTTCTTTCTACATTGACACCGTTTTTTCGAAACTTTCTAACAGCAACGGGAGTCGAAGATTTTGAGGGCCTCATGTTAAAATCTACTTGGCCAGCAGAAGGAAACAAATATGGCCTAGGGCCTTCGCCGCCTCCAACTGTGGTTGATCCCCCTTTAGGCGTATTGTTTCCACCGTAAGATGGCCCGTATCTTTCCATTGTTCCACCTTTGCCTGCAGATTTACCGTAATCACTATTATAAGAAGCATTTCCAGCCTTAGGGTCATACCCCTTGGCATTAGTGCCTTTTGCTGTAAGTGATCGACGCAAGCTTGAGTCTTGCCTATTAAAATCTAATATCCTATCTTTTGGGTTAGCGTCTGATTGGTTTCGTAAATTATTTAATTGATTCGGATTAATGAAAGAATAGTTTCCATTTTGTATGTTTTGCATACTAATAGAAAAATCAGAAGAGTTTACGGGAAAAGTATATATTCTTGCATTCTCGTAGTCGTAATCGTAATTGTTTACTTGAGAGTTGATAACAAGAGAACCTACCCTTAGTTGACCATAGATAACTGGCACAGGTATGCCTTGTTCGACTTTATTTTCATTGGAGGTATAAAGATAAGAGTTCGTTTCTATAATTTCATACTCTTTACCTGTTTCTTTTACCGGATTTAATTTATCTTGTAGCCAATTCATACCATAACCCATAGCAAATTGACCAATCATACCCAGGCCTGCATTACCTAAGATACCCATCGCAGCTCCACCACCTTCTATTTTTGATGTGATAATATAAGTGTCGTCATTTAAAAGTATTTCAGAACAATTGGAGTCAAACACACTTCCTTTTGAATCGATTAAAAAATATTCAATTCCACATAAAGATTTTTTCACTAAAAATTGCCTGAAATCTTTATAATGTGTTGTGAGTGCATCAATCATCTCCCTAACAGTTCGAACATCGAGATCAACTGACGAAGCAAATTTTAATGCCATATCTCCTTTAAAAATAAATTTTTTCATGATTCCTTGTACCTATATAACTTATACACTTTTTCTAGAGGTCCTGCATGCAAAAATTCTTTCCTAGGGTAAGAGTTTACTGGGTGGTGGTAAACTTTTTCTTCTCCATCAAAAACAGCTAAATGCATTGTCGAGTGAGTGGTTGGGGGATAAAGAAAAACATCACCTTTTTTAAGTTCAATATTTTCTTTTCTTAATTCAACAAAATTACTATTAATTATATTAATTAAGTTTTTATTATAATCATTTCTTGGTCTAGACCAATTTTTTATTTTTGCCTGAAGTTTGATGTTTAATTCATAAAAAAAATAATCCTTAACAAATGTAATGCAATCTTGAAATAAAGGAATAAAGGCTCTATCCATTAATTTATAAGGAACATGACTAATTGGATAAAACAAATTAAACTTTTTTGAGAATAAGGAATAAACAAAAGAAGGTAAACCAAGTGATTCAGATATTTCAATATCAATACTACTTAAACATTCATCATAGTCGATATGAGTGTGGTATAGAGATATCACTTGATTGTTCATGTAATATTTAGCGAAAAGTTCATTGTTTATTGAAAAATAGTTTTTATTAAAATGATTTAAATTATCTATGGGTATAAAATTTATATCTTGAAAATCGTTTTCATAAATAAAAATACCACAAGCTTCTCTATTTTTATTTTTAAGCCCATGCTTGAACGCCGATTTAAAAACTTTAAGTTTTTGATGTTCCAGGGAATCCTCCAAATGGTAATCCGTTGACATTTTCCTTATCTCCAAACCTTAACCTACAGCCTCTTATACTTTTTGAACAAGAATCTTCTATCCATTTTTTTTTGTTAGTGGAAGGGTTAACTCCTTTCGTACCATTGGTGGTACAAACAAAATACTGGGCTGGGTCAATAGATGCATCTGGCTGTATGAAGACCACACTGCCCCTGTTGTATGTAACAGAATCACTATATTCTGTTGGACTACTCAAGCTAACCCCTGGCAGCAACGAAGAGAATGTGTTATTATGAGCATCTGCTACTACCGTACTACCACCAGTAGACTGAAAGCCGCAGCCTTCTGGGTGTCTATATCTCCATTGACAAACATTAAATACGACTTTTCTATTAGGAATTTCTCCACCCTCTTTTTCTAAAGGTGAAACTAATTCAAATTGAATAACAGATTGATTTTCGACATTTTTTTTATTTATAACATAAACTTCTTCTGGGAAAGATTGCTCTCCACCAGGACCAAAAGGATTAACCGAGTTCGGAAAATTGTCAGCATGTAAAAATCTTACAAAAGTTCTAATCCTGGTAAATTTATAACCAATAAAGTCTTCAAAAAATTTAGTTTTTAAACCAAAAAATGAATCACTATTATCTACTGTTAGCGTGGGGCGAGGCAGAGCTTCATCAACATAATCAAAACCTTCCACTTTAATAGGATGATAATAGTAATCTTGATTTTTATATTTTATAGTTTTCCCAAAACCATTTTCACCAGAATGAAAATAATAATTTCCACCAGAGATTTTTGCATCTAAATTAATTCTATACAAAGTAATTAAAGCACTTGGCTCTAACTTCATTATTTCATCATGAATTAACTGTTCCATTAAAATATAATAAAATTAATAGTCTAAACATTCAACAAATAATGCAGATATATTATGGTTGTCTTTATAAACAAAAGTATGACTCCATTCTGGGCAGTAAAAAGTAGAGTAAGGTTTTCTGTTCGGGGTTCGAGATGAATTTGAATCGGGCTTTATATGATAATCTTTTTGCAAATGAAAACCAAATTTTTTGTAACCCAAATGACTTTCAAGAAAAAACAAAGCATTTTTTACTTCTTTGTCGGATAAACCTTGAAAATTTAATCTCAAGTTTAACAAGTTTGGGTTTAATCCGTATTTAATATATTTTTTATAAGTATCACTAGCTGTTGTCTCAAGATATTTAGGCGTGTGTGTAATTTCAATTGAGCTACTTGGTCTAAAATCAAACATTCTTATATTTAAATTTCCATCTTCATGCATAGGCTTGCCCGTGTAGTAACTACATTCTTGCGGATTTTCTAAGAACATTGAAGATCGATTTATCGAGGACCAGATAATAACATCAGTCATTGTAGTGCTACTGGAAGCAAAAGTCTTTAAATCAATTAAGCCCTGACCGTTTTTAGGTACATTTATAGGTGTTGAGGAGTTTATCAAATAATGAAAATAAGTATCTGGCTTAAAAATTGTTTGACTTGTTTTTAAAGACAGCATCGCTCCATCTCTATTTGTTAAAAAAGCAGATGTACCAAGTTTACTAATATCAATTTTAGAAGCGATTTTTTCGTTGTACTCAACATTAGATTCTACATTGCTTAAGATGGATGGGTGAGCAAACTCGAATTTAGCGCTAACATT